GACACCAAGTTAAGTGATAAAATTGATGTAAGTAATTTTATTAAAGAATCTAAATCGTTATACAAATCTAAAGGAACTGAAGAGTCATTCCGTATTTTATTTAATGTTTTATACGGGATTACTCCTAAAATTGTAGATTTAGAAAATTTTCTTATTAAACCATCATCTGCTGAGTATATTCGTAGAGAAGTTGTAGTTGCAGAACAGATATCTGGTGATCCAAATAAATTAATCGGACAAACTATTACTAAATCTACAGATTTAACAACTTCAGGATCCGTATCAGAAGTTGAAATTTTTAGTAGAACTGGAAATTTAGGTATTACAACTTATTATAAATTAAATTTGTTTGTTGGTTATGATGAGAGATCAGCAATTCAGGGTACATTTACAATTCCCGGTAAAACAAGAGTAATAGAAGACGCACCTGTAGGATCGACTGTTTTAACAGTGGATTCAACTGTTGGGTTTGGTACTACAGGAACTGTAGTAACAAATGGTATTACAGGAGTCAATACTATTACATACGGTGATAAATCAATCAATCAGTTCTTACTTTGCACTGGTATTGGTAATTCTATAAGATCTACTGATGATTTAAGAAGTGATGAGTTTATATTTGGATATGAAAATGGTGATTTAACAAAAAGAGTTGAATTAAGAATAACTGGAGTTTTATCAAATTTTGAACTTTTACCCAGTGAAGGATCAAGTGTAACTCTTGAAGGAGAAAAAATAACCGTTAAAAACTTAGGAGAGAAGATTCCTAATCCAACTTTACTTAGTGATAAAACTAGAAAAACAGTTTTCTTCAATTCTTGGATTTATAATACTGCAAGTCGTATAAAGTTAGATTTTCAGTCAACCACTGCTATAGGAACTAGATCATCTGATTTAGTACAAAGATCTACTATTGATAAATCACAACTCGTTAGTGGTGATAAGGTTTCCATATTCAGAAGAGGTGAAGTTATACCAATTAAAACAGGAATTGCAGCAACAGTTAGTCTTCAAACAGTTGGACTTGCTTTAGGTGGCAATGACGCGTTATTAAATGATGGAATAACACAATATGATATTCAGAGAGAGTTAAAAAAAGCATATGCAGCAAGTGATATTGATTTGCAGTTTGGCAATAATATAATCACCACTGATGTTCAAAATACTTATAATGAACAGGATGAAAATTACTATGTGGCATCTTCATCAATGCCCTCATATGAGATTGAAAAAACAGTAATTAAAGAAACTATTGGAGGATCTACAAGTCCTATAATTTCAGACCCTCTTGGAATTGGAACAGGTAATCTAAGAAGTAAAAGTTTAGTCACAGGTTTATATTCACAAATTCATTTCACCACTAAATCAGAGGTAGATTTTAGAACAGGTGATGCTATTTCTTATATTCCAAGTGGAATCCCTCTTGTAGGATTAGATACCTCTGGTGTATATTATGTTGAGAGATTAACAGCACCCAATGGTGCAAAAAATGTTTTAAGACTTTATCCCTCAAGATCATTCATTACAGTAACAAACGTTGATGCATCAAACCCACCATATGTTGAATTCTCTGATGTGGATAGAAATGGAGTTAAGGTTATAAATGATGCTGATACACATAGATTTGTTTTATTAAGACATAAGAATGAGCAGATAGGTGTTCAAAAAGTTTTAAAGAAATTTCCTGCACAAGTAAATATCAAATCAGGAAAATCAGTAAAAACAGAGGCAGGTACATCTGGTATTTTGAAGAATGGTGTTGAAATTGCAAACTATAAATCTTTAGATAAAATTTATTTTGGCCCACTCTCAGAATTTAAAATATTAAATCAAGGAAAAGGATTTGATGTTATTAACTTACCAACAGTAAGTATACCGTCTCCGGGAACTGGAACAACTGCAATTGTGCAACCAGTTGTAAGTGGTGTTTTAGATGAAGTATTAGTTGATCAACAACATTTTGATGTTGAAAAAGTTATGTCAGTTACCATATCAGGTGGTAATGGATCTGGAGCAGTATTAAAACCGGTTGTAACTAAAAGGACAAGAGAGATATCGTTTGAAGGTAGACTTAAAAATGTAAGAGGTGGTGTAGATCAAATAAACAATTTAATCGAGTTTAAGAGACCTCATAATTTGGAAAATGGAGAACCTCTTGTATATAATAACAATGGTAATCCTTCATTAGGAATTGGTACTTTTAATGGATCGAGCACAGCACAAAATAGAACTTTAGTAAATGGTGCGACTTACTACCCACAAGTTGTAGGTATAAGTTCTGTTTATTTGTATGAGAAGTTAGATGATTACAAGGCAGGAATTAACACTGTAGGATTTACAGTTGAAAATACAAATGGTGAGCATAAGTTCACATTTTTGAATTTAAAAAATCATCTTAAATCTGTAAGAGTTATTAATCCCGGAACAAATTATACCAATAGAAGATTAATTGTAAAACCAGTTGGTATACACACTGTTGATAATTCGATAAACTTTAAAAATCATGGATTTGTAACAGGTGATTTAGTACAATATGCACCATCAAGTGGCGATGCAAATCATGCACCTGTTGGACTTGGTGTTACTACCAGATATAGAGTTCTTAAATTAGATGATGATAAATTTAGATTAATTGATGTTGGTATTGGTGCGACTGATCCTACACAAAATTTCTTAAGAAAAAATTTCAGAAGAATATCTGAAGTATCAACATCAAGCAATCATGAGTTTTTCTTTGAACCAATTGTAGTAAATGTAAATGCAATATATTCTCCAGTATCGGCAGGTAGAACAGAATCATTAATTATTACACCTAAAATACGTGGAAAATTAGTAGATGGATATTTGTACGAATCTGGAACAAATTATGGATCAAATATTCTTAATTTTGAGAAAAAACCAAATATTAAAATTCTTAATGGAACTGGAGCAGAACTAAAAGCAATTGTTTTAGGTGGTAAACTTATTGGTTGCGATGTCATGTTTGGTGGAAAAGACTATACATCAGCACCAGATTTAGATTTGGTTGGAATTGGAACTGGAATAGGAGGTAAATTAAGAGCAATAGTTACTGACGGTAGAGTAACAGAAGTAAGAGTTATAAATCCCGGAATAGGATATACAACAGTTCCTGATGTAAAAGTCACTCCAAATGGATCAGGTTTCATTCTTGATAGTGCAGTTAGAAATTTATCTGTAAATAACCTTGTTAGATTTGGTGATGAGATACTTTTAAGAGAGGCAGAAACAAACTTACAATATTCTGTTGTAGGGTATTCAAACAAAATACAAAGTGCCTTTAACGATCTTGCTACTTCACCTCAATTACACTCACCTGTTATTGGATGGGCATATGATGGAAATCCAATTTATGGCCCATATGGATATTCAGAGGTAGATAATAATAATTCATTAGCAAGAGTTTTAAGAAGTGGATATACTTTAGATACCTCAAAGGTTATTAACAGACCTAATTTATCTGAATTTGCAGCAGGATTCTTCGTGGAGGATTATACTTTTACAAATTCAGGTGATCTTGATGAAAGTAACGGAAGATTCTGTAAGACTCCAGATTTTCCAAATGGAACATATGCATATTTTGCAGGTATTTCAACCACCACTGCTGATCCAGTATTTCCATATTTTATCGGTGATACTTATAGATCAGATCCAGTAAATGACAATTTTGTTATATCGCAGGATATATTTGATTTTAATGCTTCAGATTTAAATCGTAATACTCTTCCTTATAAATTAGACGATGATGATGCTGATTATAATTTTGTCATAGAATCATATGAAATAAATCCACTTACTTCAATTATTGAGTCAGTAACCTCTGGAAATCTTAAAGATTTTCAAATTGTTTCAGCAGGAGAAAACTTTAAAGTTGGAGACAGTTTAAATTTTGATAACAGAGGAACAGAAGGAGGGGGAGCAGCTGCTCAAGTTTCTCGTGTTTTAGGTAAAGATTTACACGATGTAAAAGTAGGTGTTACAACCTTTAATGATGTAGTTTTCACTCGTTCAGGTAATGGATCTGTTTCTGGATATATTTCTACTAATCACACTTTAACAACAAGTGATATTGTCGTTATCTCTGGACTTACAACAAGTATACCAAATCTTACTGGATCACATAAAATAGGAGTTAGTTCTGAAACAACTGTACTTTATAAAGAATTACCTGCAAACTCAAACTCAGGAATAGTTACTGACATTTATTTGGCAAGAATACCTAAATCCGTATCAGTCGGAAGTAGTATCGGTATTGGTACTGAGAGATTGCGTGTTTTAAATATTTTTGATGATAGAAGTATTTTGAGAGTAAAAAGGGGTGTTGTTAGTTCTGCAAATACAGCATCTCATGTTCTTGGTGGATTGGTTGAAACTATACCACAAGTAATTAATTTAGAAAGTAATGATATTGGAGAATTTGTATCTAAAAGAGACAATAAGATATTTTTTAATCCTCAAGAACAAATTGGTATTGCTTTAACAGTGGGTGAACCAGTAAGTTTAGGTAAATCATTCACATTAGGTGAAAGATCTACTGTTATAGAGGTTCCTGCTAGAGGTATCTTTATACCAAATCATCCATTTACTAATAACCAACAACTAACATTTACAATTCCATCTGGTGCAGGGGAAGTTGTATGTGGAACTGCTGCAACTACTATAGTTCCATTTACAAATACAGTTCAGGTTAGTAATGGTGTGGGTATTGTTACCATACAATCACCAGATTTAGCACAAATTGGTGACAGATTAGAAATTCAGTCTCAATATTATACTGTTATAAACAATACAGTGGTTAGTGGAAGCCCAACATTAACAATAAGTCCAATATTCACTGGTATATCAACTTCAGCTTTAGCAGCGTCAAACGTAAAAAGACATACTCCAATAAGAACAAATTCTGCTAACTTTAATTTAAGTGATGTCAATGTTTTTGCACAAAAAATATCTGACAATATAATCGGAATCACAACAGAAAAAGATGGAGATTTGGTATTCTTTAAATCAGCACCAACTGATAGTTTTGAATATTCACTAGAAAGTAATTTTGAACAAGTTAAGGGTAAAGTAGAGAGAATTACAGTAAATGTTGGAGTTGCTACTGTATCTGTTGGATCAACTCTTCATGGACTTCAAAATAATGATAATGTCAAAATAAAATTAAAGTCTACACAAACAAAAGGAGTTGGTGCAGGTGCAACTTCTGTTGTTGTCAAATATAGTGCTCAAAATGATAAACTTTTAATTAATCCAACAATATTCACAAATTCATCTGTTAAAACAAATAATACCATTAATATTCCAAATCATGGATTCAAAACTGGTCAAAAATTATTTTATGATGGTGATTCGGCTACAGGATTATCATCTCAGAGATCGTACTTTGTCTATAAGGTAGATGATAGTAATTTTAAACTATCATTAACAAGATATGATGTAATGAATGAACCACCTCTTGTTGAAACTTTTACATCAAATAGTGGTGGAACACAGGAATTATCATTAGTAAATCCTCCTTTAGAAATAGTTAGAAATGATAATCTTCTTTTTTACGTATCTGACCCTTCACTTAATGGATATAATTTTAATTTTTACTTTGATGATCACTTTAACAACAAATTCGTATCAGCAGGATCTACAGTTAATTTTAGTGTAGAGAGTGTTGGAACTGTAGGTGTTGGAACTACTTCAACTATCACTTTAAAATTTAATGAGACTAATCCACAAAAATTATACTACACTCTTGAAAAAACAGGATTTATTAGTACTTCTGATCCTGATGTAAAAAATGCATCTCAAATTTCTTATATTGATAGTGAATATAATGGTGATTATGTCGCATTCGGTGTAACTACTGGTGGATTTAAAATTTCATTGAATGATGTTCCTGAAGAGTCATCATACACAGTGGGTGCATCATCTACGATTACATATGAAACATCATCAAAAAATACTACTGGTGGCATAAGTAAAATAAACTTAACATCAAGTGGATTTGGATATAAAAATGTTCCAAGTGTTTCTAGTGTTACTAGTGTGAATGGAACTGGTGCAAATATTTTATGCCTATCAGATAACATAAACAAAATTAATGAAGTAAGAATAACAGATCCCGGTTATGATTTCCACTCTGATAGAACACTTCAACCAGAAGCAAGATTATCACCTACAATTACATTAATCAATTCAGATTCAATTACTGATATACAAATAACAAGTGGTGGTGCCAAATATACTGATGAACCTGATCTTGTGATAATAGATCCCGATACTGGAAAATTGACTGGTGATCAGGGTGTTATAAATGTGAAATTATCATCAAGTTCATTAGGAAGTGTTGAAATTTTAGAGTCTCCAAGAGGATTGACATCTAAACCTCAAATCTTAAGAACAATAAACAATACAAATGGATTTAAAGTTACTAAAGTTGAAAGTAGTAATAGTGGTATTGTAACCTGTACATTAAAAACACCAATAAATGGGTTTGCAGTTCCACAATTTACTGCTGGAGAGCAGATATTTGTAGAAAATATTGGAATCGGTACAACAGGTAATGGATTTAACTCTGCAGATAATGGATTTGTATTTTTCAATGTTGTTGAATACAATAATACTGATCCTGCAATATTAAAATTTGAATTACCAGAAACTGCTACAAATCCCGGAGTAGCAGCATCCGATCAAAGTTTTGCATCTATTATTAAGTATGAAGATTATCCAAGATTTAGTTTGACTCAAAAATCATCTGAATTTAGAACAGGTGAAAAATTAGCAGTTAAAATTAATAATGCATTTGTATCAACTGGACTCATAGTTATTGATAATCGACCTGATGAGTTCATAAAATTAGAAGGAAGATATGAAGTGTTTGTTGGCGATATTATACGAGGTGAAAATTCTGGTACTGTTGCAACAATAAACTCTATAGTTGCTAATAAAGGTCGATTTAAAATTGATTACTCTTTAAGGCAGAATAAAGGTTGGAATGATGAGATTGGAAGACTAAGTGAAGATTTCATGGTATTATCTGACAACAATTACTATCAAAATCTATCTTACACAATTCAAAGTCCTAAAACATTTAATCAAATTATTGATCCAGTAAATCGTTTATTACATACTAGTGGTCTTAAAAACTTTGCTGACACTGGTATAACATCAACTACATCTGTAGGAATAAGTTCTTCTAACGTTACGGTGGTATCCGCAGATGTGATCAGTGAAGAAAGAGTTGATGCTGTTAATAATTTTGACTTGGGAAGAGATATCAATACTATCGAAAATGGTTCTAAATCAAAATTCATTCAACTTATTAATACTAAGTTAGCAAATTTTGTTCAGTGTAATACTAACAGAGTTTTAAAAATTGATGATATTAGTCCACAATTCTCAGATAGCGAAGCAAATCTCACTGGTAATATAAGTGTTCCATTTGATGAAACATTTGTTAGATTTATTGTTCAGTCTAGAAATATAAGCAATGGTGAGATACAAGTTGATGAAGTTGTGGTATTTAGTGATAGCACTGATACTTTTACATTTGAAAAGAATAGTTTAGTATCTACTGCATCAACGATAGTTGAAGTTCAAGGACAAGGTAATAATTTGGTCATATCACCATTTGATCCTAACAATGATGATATTGATATTAAAGTTTATAAAAATAGTTTTAATGATTTATCGCTTAGAAGTGGAACTCAAAATATTGGTTTTGTAAATTTAGTTGGTGTATCTACTGTTGTTGGTGTTGGATCAACTGCAGAACCAATCGCATTTGGATCAACAACTGCTGTAGATGCTTTCTATGCCACTATAGAGGTTCAAAATACCTCATCTGGTGAAAAGAATCATGTTGATATCTATGCAACTCATGATGGAACTAACTCCTACTACAGTGAATATTATGCAGATACATCTTCCCAAGGTAATTTCTCATCAAACTTTATCGGAACATTTAGATCTAGAATTCATAATAATGTATTAAGTTTGGACTTTGATAATTCAGTTGGAGTCACAACTGATATTAAAATAAATGCAAAGGTTGTTGGTTTCAATAAAACTGGTGGAAATGACGTATTCCGATTTAAAGATGATGCTCAACCTGATGGTGCGGAGAGAACAGTAAATTTAAGATCTGGAATTACAACAAGAACTAATACTGCAAACTTTATATCATTAGACAAAAACAATTTTAGTGCTGTTAAGAGTATTGTAAGAATCGAATCTGCTACAGCAAGTGCTGTGCATCAGGTATTAGCAATACATGATGGAACTGATACTCATACAATTCATTATCCATTCATTTCAATTGGAAGCACATCTGGTATTGGAACATTCTCTTCCAATCTTACATCATCTAATTTTGTTGTAAAATTCCATCCTGACTCTGGAACTGGAAGTCATACAGTTCAACATTTCAGTGAAGAAATTTATAGAGATATTGATATATTAAATACACCTCCAACACTAGGTTATGGTAGAGTTAATGAGAGTGTTAGTGCCTTCCAATACAATGCAGTAAATGGTATTAGATCAAATAAAAAGAACTTTATTCTTAGACACAACACCACTCCAATTTATGAAAAAGGTTTTGATCCTGAAGATACTTCAAAACTTAATAGATCAACGGGTGTTTTCACAATACCAAATCATTTCTTCTCTGAAAATGAACAGTTAATTTACACACCATTATCAACATTTGCTGGTGTTGGTGCAACTGCATTACAAATGACTGGTGGATCAAATTTACCTTCTACAGTATTTGTTAAAAAATTATCAAATAGTACATTCCAACTTGCAACTACAAGTGGTGGATCTGCAATTACATTTACAAATGTTGGTGCCGGTAATTCTCATCGTTTAACCATGAGTAAACGCACTGAGAAGAGCATCATTGTTATTGATGGTATCATTCAATCACCAATGGCATTTACACCCGTCACATCAACTTTAGTGAATAATGCAGGTAGTGGCATATCAACTACCACTACAGATTTCTGTGTTGATACCACTGCTGATATTAATCTTGGAGATCATATAAAATTCAATGATGAGTTTATGCTTGTTACCGCTGTAGGTATTGCAACTACTTCTACAGGGCCTGTATCTGGCATTGGAACATTTAATATTCTTGGTGTGGATAGAGCAGCACTAGGAACTAATTCTGCATCACATAATAATAATACTACAGGAAGAGTATTTTCTGGATCATTTAATATCATAGGATCTGAAATATTCTTTACAAATGCACCAAGAGGAACTAACAATATAGATAGAAACCTTTCAAATCTCAAAACACCAAGATCTGTTTTCCAAGGTAGAACATATCTTAGAAAAACATATACAAATAATCGTATATTTGATGATTTATCAACTGAGTTTACTGGAATCGGTGCAACATTCAGAATGAAGGTTGGTGGTGCAAATACAACAGGTATCACAACTGGAAGTTCTCTTGTTTTAATTAACGGTATATTCCAAAAACCAACAACACCAAATAATTTAAGTAATAATTATGAGTTTGTTGGTGTTGGCACCACTGCACAAGACATTGAATTTACTGGAGTCACATCATTTACAACTAATACTCAGATAATCAGTGAAAGTGATATAAATCAAAATAGACTGCCAAGAGGTGGTATTGTAGTTTCTTTAGCATCAACTGGTGGACTAGGAGTTGCTCCATTAGTTGGTGCTGCTGTAACAGGAGTTCTTAACCAATTTGGTGGTATCACTGCTGTGGGTATTGGATCAACAATGTACAATGCCTCAGTTTCACCATCAAGACCAGCATCAGGTTTAACATTTGGATCTGGATATCGACCAGTTGGAGGAACTGTCGCTATTGGAATTACCGACTTAGCGTATGTTCATAGATTTGTTAGTGCAGGTGTTGGATCAATAAGAACAAATGCAACGGGTAGTAATATATTTACTGCAACACAAAGAACTGCAACTAATGCATCATATATTTCACACACAGGATTGCTTACTTTAACTATAGCAAATCATGGATTGAGTGCTGGTAATTTTGTTGGTATTGATACTGGAAGTTTAGTATTTACATGCTCAAGAGATGACTTCCAGTCAAATCATGCATATCCTCGTGCACTTTCAAAAACAACAGGTTTACCTGATCCAATTGCTGGTATAGCAACTGTGATTACTGCAGTGACAACAAATACTATTACTGCATTTATTGGATTTGGTGGAGGAGCAGGAACCGGAGCATCAGCAACTGGAAATATCGGTGTTGGTGGAACATTAGATATTAATATAGGTGCTGCTGGTACAAATTATGTAAATCCAAGATTTGAGTTTCCTCAACCAACTTATGAAAATATGGAGATTGAAGGTGTATCAAGAAATGGTATTTCAACAACTGATACTGGATCTAATCTTCTTGTTACATTAAACGTAGGATCGAGTTCAACAGTTGGTATTGGTTCAACTTTATTTGAGATCACATCATTTGATATTGCAAGAAATGGATACTCGTTTAAACGTGGAGATAAATTCAAACCAGTAGGATTAGTTACAGCAAGAGGAGCAAATCTTGAAGATTATATTTTAGAAGTTACTGAGATATTTAATGATAAGTTCTCATCATGGGATTTTGGAGAATTTGATTACATTGATCCAATTGTAAATTTACAGGATGGTGTTAGAAAGAGATTCCCACTTAGAGTAAATGGTGAATTATTAAGTTTTGACATTGGTGGAGGAACTGATTCACAACTTATTGATATGAATGCTTTATTGATAATTTACGTCAATAATGTTCTACAAGATCCCGGAGAGGCATATAATTTTGATGGAGGAACAACATTTGAATTTACCACAGCACCTGAAGCAAATGATGACATTGCAGTATTCTTCTATAAAGGAACTGCTTCAGAGGACGTTAGTGAGGTCAATGTTTTTGAAACAATTAAAGATGGTGACGTTGTTAAATTAAGATCTAATAATGACACAAGTAATCTAACATCTCAAGGAACAAGATTATTGAGAGATTTGGAACAAGGAAAAAGAACAGTTTCTGGAATTACAACAACAGATACTCTTGAAACTGAGATTTACACAGGAGTTGGTATTAATGATTCTGCAACAAATAAACCACTTACATGGATTAAACAAAAAGAGGATAAATTTGTTAATGGAATATTCGTATCAAAATCAAGAGATTCAATTGAACCTTTAGTTTATCCTACAGCGAGGATCATAGGTAACATTGGTTCGGGATCAACAAGTAAAATTTATGTAGATGATGCTAACTTCTTCATATATGAAGCAAACGAAGACTCCAATGTGAATAGTGTTAATTTTGATGCTTTAATTGTAAATGAGACTAATCAAGTTTCTGCTTCATTTACAGCAACAGTATCAACTGCTGGAACTATTTCACAAATATCAGTTGCAAATGGTGGTAGTGGTTATGTTGGAAACTCAACTTCTGTACATATATCACAACCTCCTGTAGCAATGAAGGTTTCTGGTATCGCAACTGGAATAGGATCTACTGCTGTAGCAACTGCAACTATCACAAACGGAACAATTTCATCAGTAACAATAAACAGTGGTGGTTTAGGATACTCTACATCAATTACTCCAAAAGTAATTGCTTTTGCTCATAAACCACACACTGAATTAATTGAATCTATAGATTCTTCAAGTAATGATTATGCAGGATTTTCTGGTATTGTAACTGGAATATCAACAATTACGATTGGTTCAACGATGGGACTCAGATTTGGATTAAAAACACCCGGAAACAATTTTAGTACTCTTAAGGAGACCATGCCAATTTACATCTATAATACTCCTGTTGGTCATGGAGTTACAAGTTTGGGTCAGAGTGGTGCAAATACAGATGTTGTTGCGATTGGTAGAACTTTTGTTGATAATGTATACATGATTAAAAATATTAACAGACATACAGGTGCTGCTGAAATAGAAGTTAATGTTCACTCAGGAATTAATACAAATGGTATTGATCTTGCAAAATCTAACTTACCATTCACTATAACATTTGGTGGTGTTGGATCTGGAAATACATCATATATTGGTAGTGGAAAGCATAGAGGTGAATTTAATACACAACCAACTTTATCAAGTGTTCATAATCCTACAATTTATGTTCAAGATGGTGATATTTTAAGTATTGCAAATAGCACTGGTGGACATACATTCACGATAAAAGAGACATTAGGAGGGTCTAATTATACAACTAATGTGAGTGGTTCAGGTGCAAATGGTTCTACACTTGTATTCAATACTGTAGGATTAGGAGGTAAACGCTTCTACTATCAATGCACAAACCATCCAAATGCAATGTATGGTGAAATTTATGTGAGCAGAAATGAATTGGGTAGATTCTCATTTGGTGTTCTAACTCCAAGTAGTGGTAATTTTGTGAGAAATAATCCTATTGCCATCACAGTAACTGGAAATACAGTTATTTCGGGTGAAGGATTAGGTATTTCAACCTTCCCAACTATCCAAAGAAGAAAATTTGGACAGAGAAATACAGGTGCTATAAGGAAGGCTCATACACCATGACGATTTCCTGTATAAATATAGAAAAAACAATATAATAATGCCAGCAATTGTTACAGACCAGTTTAGAATATTAAACGCAAGTAATTTTGTTGCCGGAGTTTCTTCAGCAACGAATTCTTACTATGTCACATTAGGTCTTCCAAATCCACAAGGAGCATCCGTTGGTTTTGGAAGGGCTAATAACTATGACACTGCTACTCCAAACCCAGTAGATAATTTTGCAGAAATCGCACATATTGGTGATACAACACAATTTGGAAAAAGAGTTACTGAAACAAACGTCAGAAGATTAGTTCGTAGAATTGATTGGACAAAGGGTGTAAAGTACGATATGTATCGTCATGATTATAATGCGGATACAAACAGAGCACCTAATTCTGGTGCGGGACGTTTATATTCAGCGAATTATTATGTAATGAATAGTAACTTTAATGTTTATATTTGTATCGAGAATGGATCTTCAGGTATTAATACCACAGGTAACGCTTCTGAAGATGAACCAACATTTACTGATTTAGAACCATCTAAAGCTGGTGAAAGTCAGGATGGATATGTTTGGAAATATCTTTTTACAGTAAATCCAAGTGATATTATCAAATTTGACTCAACTGATTTTATTGCACTACCTAATAATTGGTCTACAAGCACTGATGCACAAATACAGGCAGTTCGTGAAAATGGTGATTCCGATATCAATAACAACCAAATAAAAACAGTTTATATTGCTGATCAAGGTGATGATTATACTACCACTGGTGGTGAATTTGATATTTTAGGTGATGGGACAGGTGGAAAAGTAGTTGTTGAGGTATCAGGTAACAAAATAACTAAATGCACTGTATCGAATGGTGGAAAAGGTTACACCTACGGGATAGTTGATTTGCAATCAATAAATTCTAACGCTATCACAAAAAGCAATCCTGCTAAATTGATACCAATCATACCCCCATCAAAAGGACATGGATTTGATTTATATAAAGAACTAGGTGCTGATCGAGTGCTTATATACGCTAGATTTGACGATTCAACAAAAGATTTTCCGATTGATTCTGAATTCGCACAAGTCTCATTAGTAAAGAATCCAACATCCTTTGGTACAACATCAATTTATACCGGTAGCACCTTCTCTGCTTTACAAGCGATAAAATTAGTAAATGTTAGTCCGGGTGGTGAACCAGCAGTTGGACAAATTTTAAGTCAAACTGTAGGAACTGGACAAACAGCATTTGGGTATGTTTGTTCATATGATAGTGATGTAAGTGTAGTAAAG